TGACTATGCTTTGACCTATAACGCTAATACTCCTTATAAATCTGTTCTAACTTCTTTTATCTTTGATGATAATGAAGAGTATATAATTGGTATTGGTGAAGCATACATACTGTGCTGGAGAATTACTGCTAATAATAATTTAAGTTTAGTAGCTACGATTACACAAGACACACAAAGCAATGTGCTGCCGTTTGATAAAGACTACATACATCAATACAATACTGCGCAATATGGTGACGTTATGTTTATATGTCACCCATTGTTTGCACCACGTATGCTTACAAGAACAAGCCTTACAACATTTGAGGTTAGTGTATACAGCTTTGATACAAGCTACGACAATAAAGATACATATCAACCATACAGTGTATTTCACAGCACCAATCAAACATTAACTGTTAATAATCCAGCTATAGGTAGCAATAGAACTTTAACTACTAGCTCTGCTTATTTTGACACAACAGGAAAACATAACAATGTAGTCATTAGGTATGGTAAAAGTGAAATTAGAATTGATTCAGTAAGCTCATCAACAGTTGCAACTGGTACTGTAATGAAAGAGTTAGCAACTAGACTTACAGTTACAAATCCTCTACGCACAAGAAATGGTTCATCTACAATAGAAGTTACACAGATTAGTCATGGATTAATAGCTGGAGCTACTATTACAATCCAAGATGCGGTAGCTGTTGGCGGTATAAATGCTTCAAGCATAAACGGAAGCAGAACTATAATAGATATATTAGACGAAAATACATATACTTTTAATGCTTCGGGCAATGCAAATGAATCTGAAGATGGTGGTGGTTTTGTAAAAGTTGTTTCTAATGGTGCTACAATCGTATGGGATGAGCAGTCTTTCTCTGCATTACGTGGGTATCCAGCAGCCGTTACATTCCATGAAAATAGACTATGTTTTGCTGGCACAATAGCTGAACCCGATACAATATTTATGAGTCAACTCGGTGAGTTCTTTAACTACGATGTTGGCGAAGGTGCTGATACTGACGCTATAAACT